TAAAGCTTTGCAGGTATAGAATTTTCTATACGGCTTTCTTGATTCAGTTATTTCAATAATGCAATGGTCTAGTATTGCACCACCGCCTAATGACCGAATATTATGAATCAATAGCGGTATCTTAGATGTTCCTGTTGAACGACCTATTGTTCCAGTAATGTCATATTTATCTTCCCATGACTTTCCTGTTTTTACATCACCATAATTTAGCTTTATTCTCGTTTTGTCATTTCTCAGTATTTCAAGTATTAGACATAAATCTCTTGGTGTTTCTATATGATATGATGTGTTGTTTATTACTTGATATTTACGTTCCATCATTCCCATCAAGTTTCCTTACTGGAGGACTAGTGCCTATCCGTTTCTTTTCGTTATATTTAAACCTTTCAGAGTTCTGACCTACGTTGCGAATAATAGCCGCTAAGTAGTGCCAACCCTTGCCTGTTTGCCAATGAGTTGAATTAATATATTGCTGTAATCCACGAATTAACTCAGGGTCTTTAATGTCTGATATTTTGTGCATGAATGCTAGTTTAGCTTTTACTGTATTGTCTGATGGTATGTTAGCCCCTATAAGCTCAGAGGCTTTCTTCAGCGACTTCTTTGCAGATTCGCCACGTTGTCCCCAGAGCGAGTTCAGTTCATTAGTAGGGTCGTCTTGTTGCTTCCCATTAGTAAACCCGCACCGAGGACATGTACCTAAAAAGAATGTTCTAGCCACCAACATTTCCTCTCATAGTTTTAGCTATTTTAATAGCTAGTCTAAGATTACTCTTATAATGTATTCTAGATTTTGTATTCTGGAGTGTGTTTATGCGTGAATTAAATATCTTTTGCTGGTTCAGTATATCTTTTCGTAACTGATTGCTTTCTCGATATGCTGTCAATATAAGACACAAAAGCGTAATTACAAGAACTTTAAATATTCCCTGTAGAACCAAAGCCACCAGTTCCACGTTTTGATTCTGATAGTGTGTCAACGATTTGAATTTCACAATTCTCTCCTACTATTAGTTGGAATAAAGCTGTGCCTGCATCAACATCTCTCTGCTTGCCTAAGTTATCAACAAAGGCCATGAGATTGCCTCTATATCCTGCATCTATAAGGCCAACAGAGTTAGCAAGGCGAATAGACGTTTTACTCATGCTTGAGCGTGGTATCATCATTATGTGTGATGGCTTGCTGACTGGTATTCCATCATGATGTGTAGTTTTATAATATTCAATTTGTACTTTATGGTCTAGTTTAATTGAAGTTCTTGAGCCTAATAGAACATGTGTATCTGGGATGAACAAGTCAAACCCTGCATCCATAACATCACGCTCTTTTATTTGCTTTTCGTACAAGTCTCGTATTTCATGTGGTACATCTTTAATTCGTATTCTTAATAAATTCATCTCTCACTCCGATTCTATGGGGTTAGGGTTAATCATGTATGACCGCATCGAGCCACAACTCAAACTCATCATCATCGTGGCGTTTGGTTGGGTCTATGTCTGCAAGGATTAATGCCAATATTTCATCTTCAGAATATTCAAACTTGCCATCAATATGACCAACTTTCTGCCCCTTCTTATCGCCACCAAGAGCCGTGAATCTTCGCATTAAACTTACTTTTAATTTCATCCCTCTTCCTCCTTATCGGTTTCACAGACAGCTAAAAGGGCATCAATAAATAGTGATATTTCATAAGGCTCATGTTCTATTCTCGATTCCATCAACTTATTTCTGACATCAAGAGAAATGAGATAACCAATGTCTCCATCTTTAACCAACGCTTCCAACCCTTCCGCTATCTTCGCCTCTGGGGATTGTGGGGGAGTGGCTAAAACGTACTCAATATCATCATCGTTAATTTTATCCTGACACCAAGTAGTCTCGCCCTCTTGCTGTAGCCATATTCTTTTATGCGCCTTCAACTCTACCGATTCGTTAGTCATGATTCCTCCGTTATCTCTACTTTATGGTGTTAACTCTTATTATATTGAGTCACGCCAATGAACACTACGCTCTCTTGGTTCGACATAATCAAGTTCAAGAGACTCATCATAAGGTATAATGTCATAATCATACCCAGGACGCTTATCACACCATTCTTTAGCATGTGATGTATCATCAAATTGCATGACGACATTATCAACATCAACAAGCGTGAACCCGTTAACAAGTATAGCTTTCATGTTATATCTCCCTTAATGGTATTCAACTCTACACTTGCCACCAAGTTCATCAATTAACTGTTGAACCTTGATGTCTAATTCAGCCTTTGTGCTGGCATGTACATCTTCAGCGTCACTTACACCCTCTAAGGGCAACCAGTATATTACAGTAGCAGTATAGGTTGTCTCAAGTGTACTGTTTAAGAATGCTATCTTATCCATGTTATCCCCTTTAGAAGTGCTTGCCACAAGGACAAAGTATCCCTGCAGATGTATATGTAGCGTATTGTACGTCCCCATTAACCTTGGGACAGGTAATGATAGGGCCACCAGGATGAGTCTTGCCGGTATCCTTATGGTCTTGTTTAGCATAGTAGTCCTTTAACTCTTGGACTGACATAAATGACTTGATACTTCTACTCATGTTATTACCCCTTATTGTATTAGCCCCTGTTCTTTATTATAGATGTGACGCATTAATGATAGGGGAGAGATGCATCAGATTTTCATCCATAGTACACCTCTACCCCCTTATGACAACCATTCTAGCTCACTCAAGTTCGCCTTACCGATTGTCTATGATACATAAGGCTACTACGTATTTATTAGCCTATTGGCTCCTTATGCTATCAATACTTGTGTAGACCACTGTTCAGCCTCGATGGACGTTCCCCGTAGTGGATACGTGATGCTATCTACACTTTCACAATACTTTGCTGCTCTTATGTATAGGTGGCAGCGAACCTATTACTTACGCCGTATAGACAACGGCTGGATGTGGGCCCGAAGGCCCAACATCTTACTCTTCTACGATACCGATAGCCTGTTCAACAGGAACCATGTCAGTCTTCTTCTGCACCTCACTAGCACGCAGGTTAGCCAAAGAGCGATACATCGTACCACCTTTGGAAGTCAGACATTCATGCTGGTCATCAAACGCTGGTGTCAGTGAGCATTCCACTACATTGGCGATGATGGCCTTGCCATCTGTACCTTTACCACAATTAATTAACATTCTCAACTCCCTTTCCGTTAATTAAAAACCAACTTGGGGTGGGTAGGGGTGAGTATATATGTGTGTCTTGTCTCAGACCTATTTTTCCCAGATTCGTTAACGCCTCGCTATCAACCTGTTAGCAACGCCTTGGTCGATTATCCCAAAAAATTTCAAAATAGTTCTTGCATAGCCCCCAAAAAAAGTTTATCGTATGTCGCCGACATTAAAAGAAATAAACTAACTCTTCTTATTATATATATACATTATTATCTATTATTATCTCGCCGCAATTTTGAATTTTTCTTTTGGTTTGTATATATTACGTTTGTAACATGTAGCATGAGAAAAGGTAAACTTAAATTGATACCTACCACCGAGAAGAACAGTACGTATGTTACTATTGGCGTTAAGTGTTATTCTGTGCATGAGGATGTGTATAATTTGATTAAAATGTTGTTAAAAGAGAATAAGAGAAAGGTTAGGAAGAATGAAAGATATGAAGCTTAAAGACATTGGGGGGTTGAATGGGAATACGGTCAAGGCGTTGGAAGCTGGAGGTGTGGCTACTATGGCAGACTATATGGGGCTCAATAATAATCAGTTGCTGGCGATTAAAGGGGTGGGTGTTGCGTCTGTTACCGCTTTAGCTCGTTCATTACAGCCTCAGATTCAGGAGTTCAGGGCAGAGGCATCTCTGGATGTACCTGGCCATCCTGATGAGACTATTTTGGATAAGCCTGATATTATTGCTGATGTGGGTATGACTGAAGAGGTTATGGTGTTACCAGAGCCTACAGCTATCGATGTGGATGCCATACCTGATCCTGACTATGGTGAACCTGCTAATTTGGTTCCTCGTCCACCTGAACAGCCACAGCGTACAGAGTCACAAGAGGCTAAAGAGATATTTGTCCAAGATCAGGATTTTTCTAAGGTAGAGCATGTTCAGCCGTCAGAGCCCACTAGAGAGGATGATGATGAGGTTTTTCTCATTGATGTTAATCCCGGGTTGTTTAGGAATCATGAAGAGGCTGTATCCTTTATATGTGATTGGATGATTGCTTCTCAACCATATATCCGTGTTCCACGGACAGAGCATAATCTTCAACGTGCATTTGTGATGCGTTGGAAAGAACATATCAAGAGGATGGACTAATGAATGAGGAAGAGGTACTGGAGGCTGGTGAGCTTTTAGATGAAGAGACCAGGGAAGATAATGGTTGGGATGTATATGAGAAAACGTATCAGGAGCAGAAGAATAGGAACAAAGCTCTTGATTGTGCTCTTGTTCTTGCAGGAATGAAAGAGAATGGCAAGGCTGTATTCCCCTTGTTGTGGGATGCAGAGAAGATATATGAGTTCCTTGGAGGCAAGACATATAAAGAAATAGCACCAAGTGAGTAATGAATTCACAAAAGATAAAGGGTATACCTCACTACGTTTTCGAGAACGATAAAGAGTTCGTAGAGTTTTTTGAAAGTAAGCCCCCGCCACTCGCTGCAGATTGGCGGTCAGCTAAAGAAAGGGATTGGGTAAGGGCTGACGATGGCGGAATTGTCCAGATTCTTAGGCGTGGTGAGCTAAACCATCACAATGACCGTCCGAATTATACATGGGCCAGTGGTTGGGTGAGAACTGTAGTTGGGACATTCGTCTGTCATCCTAACCAGAAGATGGACACCAACTTCGCCCTTCACCCCAATCGTTATACATTTAGTGGTAAGACTCCCCACTTTCAGGTTGTTATAAAGAACCGAAAGAATTTGACAAAGGCTGAACGTGCTTTTTGCTTCAACATCGCTGCCGGGATGGGCTTGGAGGCGAGCTATAAAGACGCGTATCAGTATACAGGATTGAAGGCCAGGGAAAAAGGCTTTCTATTAATGAAGCAGGAGAGAGTTGTGACAGAGATAAATAAATCAATTACTGACTTGGCTGATGACATGGGTATAAACCATAAGTTCATCTTAAAGGGCTTGAAGGAGCTATTTGAGGACAAGCACATTGATAATGCTACCGCCTTTCGTGCTTTGATGGAACTTGGCAAGGCTATAGGAACTGTTGGTAATCAACCTAAACTCCTTAGTGGTGGAGTGGCTGCCGTTTCTTTTGGTGGCTTTGAACAGAAACATCTGGATAGGATAGAAGAAGATGGTGGAGAAGCTGAAGTTGTGGTGGAGGAATTACCGAGCAAAACGGATAGTGTGGAAGAAGCTAAAGAAGAGTAATGACTACTTTATTGCGTTTAAGACTACTGGAGATAAATATGAGGTTTCCCACTCAGCGAAGCTTATGGATATTATGTCTGTGGTCGGAGATATGGTCGTGAAAGAAAACGGCAATAGAGTGATCTTTGTTGATTACAACCAAGCAGGTGATGCATGATAATGATGAAATTTATATGGTTTGTTGGGGATGAAATAGTACATGAAGTTGAAATCCCTTATGGCAAGCCATTAGCTGGATTGATGTGGGATAACCGTAGACCAGACTCTTATATCATTCCTAAACTTGGGAAGGCAAAGACAGAGGTAGAGAGAATGAAACGACTGAGTTATGACAATCAAGTAAATTCAGCATTGGCTAGAGGTGAATAATGCCAGATAAAAAAGATAATAAAGCATTTGAGTTTATGATCGCAGAGGCGGATAAGACAAATGTTGATTTATTTGCAGAAGAATCAAAGGGGTATGAAACAAAGGACATACATACCGCATTAATGGCTGCTGGGTTTGCCCCAGGTATTGGTAATATTGCTGACATGGCTGATGCGATGTTGTATGCTATGGAAGGAGAGTTTGGTGAAGCTGCTATTTCTGCTGCTGCCATGATTCCAATTGCCGGTCAAATGGTGGCAGGGAGAAGAGCTCTCAAGGCTGCTAAAGAAGCCGGGGAAGAGACTATTACATTCTATCGGGGTGTTGATAAATGGCACAAGGGCAGCATGGTAAAAAGTGGAAAGCATGTAGGTGGTGGTGATTATGGAGTCGGCTTTGAAAAGGGTAGTAGTTCGATTTCTGATGTTGACAAAAATGCGCTTTGGGTTACTACAGACAAAAAAATTGCAGATAAGTATAGTTCTGCCGGACATTTAAATATAGAAGGTGATGTTGGCATCCGTGCTCAACAGGGATGGATGTTAGAATATGAGGTTCCCAAAAGCTA